CCCCCCGCCTACGACGCTGAGCGTCCGCTGCGTGACTGGATCGTGGATGATGCGGCTCGGGTGCTGCGGGTGGACCGGTCCTGCGTGGTGGCCAAGGGCTGGACCGGTTCGGGAGCGCGGTTCGCGCCGGTCCTGGAGATGGTCGACTACGCCGACGTGTACGCGGTGCTCGCGTGCGGCGACGCGTTGGAGATCGGCGACGTCGCCCCGTCTTCGCTGGCCGACATGCTCGGCCGGGTGGAAGACGGCCAGGGGCTGATCAAGGTCGCGCCGCGTGAGCCGGGTAAGGCAGGGTGGGCGATCGCTGCCCGGCACGTCGCCTACCTGTCGTATCGGGAGCGGCGTCGGCCGTTGTCGGTGCCGGCGCATCCCGATGGGCCGGTGTCGTGATGGGCGGGCTGGTGCTGGTCGGCGTGGTGGCGTTCGTCGCCGGCTGGTTCGCGAGCCGGGCTGCCGGTGGGGTCGGTGACTGGGTCGCCGGGTTCGTTGGCGAGCTGGGTCGGTGGGCTACGGGTCTGGCGGCGGTGGTCGGGTTCGGGTTCGTGGCGTGGTTGGTGATCACACACCTGAGCTGAACCGCACCCAACCCGACGTGAGGGGATCTCTCGTTGAGGGGTCCCCTCACGCGTGTGGCGACACCTTGCCCGCGTTGCATTGACTCAATGCATGACGTCATGTACCGTCCTTGACGTAAGCAACAACCACACAAGGGGGAAGCGACATGCAGGCTGCCGCCAACGCGCCCGCGATGACCGAATCTGAGTTGACTGCCTGGTTCGCCGAGCGTGGCGTCGACGACGACGCATGGATGGGCCGACATGGTACGTGAGCACTTGGGGAAGACTCAGGACGAGATGGATGAGTTCTACGACTGGGTCCACTCCTGGTCGTGATCGACGCGCAAGACGAGCAAACGAGGGCCCTCCACGGGGCCCTCGTTGCGTTTGGGCCTCGCCGCGCCCAACTTCGCCACTTGCATTGACTCAATGCAAGTGTTGGTGTAGCGTCAAGCTTGCAAGCAATCAATGCATAGCCGCGAGGGGGTGAGCGCGTCGTGATCGTCATTTCGCACAGCGTCCGATGGGGTAGCAACATCCACAACGCGCCCGAATGGGTGCGACTCGTCGCCAAGGCCAAAGGATGGGTCGACAGCGACGACTTCAACACCAACGCCGTGCACCAGCCCGGATCCGAGGGGCAGGGGCCGATCAAGTGGCAACTGTTCGACCTCGCCGACATCCTCGCCGGAGCCGGCCACAAGGTCATCGTCGTCGACGACGACAACGACGGAAAGCAGATCCTGCAATGATCACGATCCGTCACACGCAGGAAGCCGGGACCGTCGTCGAGGGGTCCACCAAGGGCGACGGGGTATGGGAGATCGCTAAGCCGCTGGGCTGGCGGTTCCACCGGGACGTCGGCATCTACCTACGCGGTAGCCGCGACCAGCTCGCCAAGGAATGGAAGCTAAACGCCCTGGCCGACGCGTGTTCGCCCTCTGACCCGTCCACTTCAGAGAAAGCCGCATGACATGCCCGCGAAGAAGAAGACCCGCGACAAGCCGCTGACGTTCCACAGGGTTGACCTGCCCAGCTTGGCGGGGTGCGCCACCGACCAGGCCAACGAGACGCTGCACCGCCTGTACGGCGAGCTGGGGCAGGCCGAGGCCCGGATGCGGGCCGAGGTCGCCGCGCCGACGTTCGCCGAGCAGATGCGCCTACACGGGCCCAAGCCGGCGTTCACGTTCATTGACCTGCTGTGCGGGGGCGGCGGGTCGTCGGCCGGGCTCGCGCAGGCCGGGGGGCAGCTGCTGTTCGGGGCGAACCACTCGTCGGTGGCGATCGCCACCCACGCCCGGAACTTCCCCGGTTCGGCCCACGCGTGTGTGGATCTCAACTGGTACGACATGCGGAACCTGCCCGAAGGGGCTGACGTCCTGTGGGCGTCGGTGATCTGCACCGAGACGTCCCCGGCCGGGGGGAGGTCCCGTAAGGGGCAGGCCGCGCCCGGCCAGGGCGCGCTGATCGACGCCACCGGGCAGCCGACCGACCCTGACGCCGACCCGGTCGAGGAGGAGCTGTTCGAGCGGACCAGGGCGACCGCGCAGGACGTGATCCGGGCCGCCGAGCTGTGGCGCTTCCCGGTCGTCTGCGTTGAGAACGTAGTCGAGTTCGCCACCGACTGGCGGCTGTTCGCGTGGTGGCTGGACGGCTTCAAGATCCTCGGCTACCGGCGGCACATCGTCAACGCCTCGTCCGCGCACCTGTCGGGTGAGGGCTTCGACCCGGCCGCGCAGTGGCGCAACCGCATCTACATCATATTTGTCCGGGAGGACCTGCCGGACATCCCCGACCTTGAGCCGCGCCCGCTGGCCTGGTGCAACACCTGCGCCGACATGGTCGAGTCGCACCAGGTGTGGACGGACCCGAACGGGCAGGCCACCGCATCGGGGCAGCGCATCCGGGTCGGGAAGTACCGGGAGCAGTACTGGTATCACTGCCCGGCCGCAGGGCACGGCAGGGTCGAGCCGGCGACGAAGCCGGCCGGGTCGATCATCGACTGGTCGCACGTCGGCCCACTGATCGGCGAACGCCCCCTGCACCGGAAGAAGCCGCTCGTGCAGGAAACCATGCGGCGCGTCGCGTGGGGAATCAAGCTGGCCCGCGAGGGCAAGCTGTCGCCCGCCTGGCTGGACGCCAACGGCGGCAGCTGGAACACCGGCCCGGCCGGCACGGACCGGCCGTTCCGGACCCGTACGGCGAACGACTGGGAAGCCCTCGTCACCCCGGGCGCGTTCGTCGACACCGCCCGCCGGAACACGCTGCCGCGGTCGCCCGGCGAGCCGTTGACGACCGTGGCGACCGCCCGGCACCACGGCATCGTCGTGCCGTACCGGAAGAACAACCGGCCATCCGGGCCGAACGTGCCGCTGCACGCCGTGTCCACGATCGAATCCGCCGCGCTGATCACCGCAGCGCAGGATCTGCCCGCCGACCCGATGCTGTGGCACTACCGCATGGTTACCTGGTTGGAACAGGCGCTGGCGCAGGACTTCCCGCCGGGCTACGAGCTGGCCGGCAACCAAGGTGAGCGCAACGTCCAGGTCGGCAACGCCGTCAGTGTGAACGCGGCCCGCTACTTCGGGTTGCGGTTCGCGTCGGTGCTCGCCGGGATCGACCGGCGGTGACCGTGATGGCCCGCTACATCGTCGACACCGGCACCGCCGGCCGGTTCATGACCGCCGACACCGAAGCGGACGGGGCCGAGTTCGCGAAGATCCTGATGGTGCCGGCGGACCGGCTCCGGTTCGCCGGCACGCCGCGCTGGTGCTACCAGCTCGACGAAGACGACTGGGAATGGGCCGTCACCGAGGGGGCGACGGTCATCGACGTCGACCGGATGCGGGGGATCGTCGCCGACCGGTCCGGGCAGGCCGCCCCGCCGCCGCTGCCGTCGGCGACGACTCCCGACGGGGCGACGAAACCCTCGTACGGGCGTCGTGGGCAGCCCCGCAACGTCCGCTGGAACCCGCGTACCCGCCGGCACGCGTGGGCGAAGGACGCCGAGCACCACAAGCACTGCGTGTGGTGCGGCGTCGCCGTGGTCAACAACCGGGGCGACCGGGGCCGCTGGTACCAGACGTGGACCTGGCCGCAGCCCGCCCCGGAAGGCCGGCAAGACGGATCGAACGCACCTGTCGGGGGGTCCATCCCGGACTGCCCCGGTCCCCGCGAAGGAGGAGAGACGCCATGATCGACCAGGACCCCGACCAGCCGCCCGGCGTCGAGTACGACACCAGCGACCTGCCCGACCCGGGCAGCGCAGCCGCCCGGGTGCTCACCTACGTCACGGCGTTCGGTGACGGCGTGGTCGACGAGGTATGCGGCACGAAGCTGTTCGCCCGCGACCTGGTAGCGCTCGCCGAAACTGTCCAGCGCAGCCCTGTCGCCGATCTGGCCTCAGCGTTGCGTCGCGCGGTCCGCTGCTTCGAGATCAACGGCTGGGAGACCGACCGCGAGTCGATCGACCTGGTAGACCCGCCGACCCCCCGCGACCTGTTCGTGTGGGAAGGACTTGCCGCCGAGCACGACCCGGGCGACCGCGCCCCGGCGATCGTCACCGTCGACCCCGGGGAGTACCTGTGAACGCGTCGGGGCAGATGCCGATCGTCGACGTCGAGCCGGCCCGCCGGGACTACTGGGGGTCGACGCCGGGCCGCTGGTACCCCGGCAGCAACGGGGCCGGCAAGCGGCGGTGGTTCCTGTGGCGAACCAACGCCGAGACGGGCAAGACGGAGCACCACGACACGAGGTCGGGGCTGCTGGTGCGCTATGCCAGCTACGAGGCCGCGCAGAAGGCCGCCGATCGGCTGAATCGCACGCCGCCGGGCCCGTCGGTGGTGAACGTCGAGGCGCGGCGGGTCGTGCGGTACTTCCAGAAGTTCACCGCCGAGCAGCGCGCTGACCGGGCCGCTTCGCGGCGGCTCGGCCGGCAGCAGCGGCGCGAGGTCGGCAGCTTCTTCTACACCCACCCGGACGTGCCGGGGCGGGCGTTCGACACCCGCAGGCAGGCCGCGCAGGCAGCCGTCGCCCGGTCGAACCAGGAGCCGGACCAGTGAGCGGCCCGGAGCAGTTGCCGATGTTCGACCTCCTGCCGGCCGCCGACGTCGAGGTGCCCGACCTGGCCGGCTTCGACCTGATCGTGATCAGGTCGTCCGGTGGCAAGGATTCACAGACCGCGCTGCGGGAGACCGTGCGGCAGGCCCGCGCGCAGGGGGTTCCTCTGGCCCGGCTGGTCGTCGAGTACGACGAGCTTGGCGAAGAGTCCGTCACGTGGCCGGGGACAGCTGCGATCGGCCCTCACTTGGTCGAGCGGTACGGCGACCGGCCCGGGTCGAAGGCCCTGGTCGAGTTGCAGGCCGCGCACTACGGGCTGCGGGTCGTCGCCCGCAGCGCCGCCCGGCCGAACCTACTCGAAGACGTCCGCACCCGGACGGGGAAGGACGGGCGTCACCGCTGGCCTGACGCCCGGAACCGGTGGTGCACTTCGGACCATAAGCGGTCGGTGGGCGACCAGGTGCTGAACGCGCTGGTACTCGAACTCGGGCTGCCGGCGGGGCACCCGGCCCGCGTGTTGACGGTGATGGGGTTCCGGGCCGCTGAGTCCAGGTCGCGGGCGGTGAAGCCCGCGTACGCCCGTGACGAACGCGCTTCCCGGGCTGGGAAGACCCGGGCGGTGCCGGCCCGGGAAGTCTGGCAGTGGCTACCCATTCACACCTGGTCCGACGACCGGGTGTGGGCCGACATTAGGGAGTCGGGAGTCCCCTACGCGTGGCCGTACGACGCGGGCATGAGCCGATTCTCATGCACGTTCTGTGTCCTCGCCCGCCGCGCCGATCTGGTCACCGCTGCCCGGCTGATGCCGGATCGGGCCCGCGCGTACGCGGCGGTTGAGTTCGAGATCGGGCACGACTTCCAGCAGCGGAACTCGATGCGGTCGGTCTGCGAGGAAGCGGGGATCGAACTGTGGTGGGAGCTGTGAGCGCCGCCGCCTGGCCGCCGCCACCGCCGGTTCGGCCGTACCGGTTCGACTTCTACCTCGGGGTCGGCCACCCGAACCACCTAGCGGATTCGCGGGTGCCGCTGTTCATCTCGGCGACCACCCTCGCCGCCCGGTACAAGACCGAGTACCAAGGGCAGGGCCACGACTGGCCGGTGCAGACGTTCGGCACCCGGTGGGCCGGCGACTCAGGCGCGTACGCGGCGCTGATGCTCGGCAACGGCCGCCGGGACCATCCGTGGCGGCGCTGGCCCGACGACTACGGGTCGATGTGGGTCGACTTCGTCGAGGCGGTCGGGCACGACTCGCGGGAGCTGGGGCCCGACTTCGTCGGCGTCCAGGACTGGCCCTGCGAACCGCAGGTGCTCGCGGCGACCGGCATGACGGTCCGCGACCACCAGGAGCTGACCACGGAGAACTTCTGCTACCTGGCCGAAGAGTTCCCGTTCATCCCGTGGCTGCCGACGCTGCAGGGCTGGACACCCGACGACTACGTACGGCACGTCGAGGCGTACCGGGCGGCGGGGGTCGACCTGGCGGGCGAGCGGGTCGGGGTCGGGTCGGTGTGCCGGCGCGGCGCGCAGCGCGACGTGGCCCGGGTCGTCGGCACCATCGCCGGCCTGGGGCTGGGGATGCGGCTCCACGGGTTCGGCGTCAGCATCAACGCGCTGCGGCTGTGCGGGCATCTGCTGGCGTCCGCCGACAGTCAGGCGTGGTCGGCGACCGCCCGGCGGGAACGGCTGCTGCTGCCCGGCTGTGAGCATCCGACCAGGTCCGGTGGTCGCGGGGACTGCCGGAACTGCTTCCGGTACGCGCAGGTGTGGCGCGGTGAGGCGTTGGCCGCGCAGGAATCGGCCGGTGAGGCCGCGGTCGCGTCGGCGGGGGCGGGGCAGCTGGCGTTGTTCGAGGTGGCCGGGTGAAGCGGGCGGGGATTCAGCGGCGGCCGGCGGACAATCACCTCGGTGCGGTGGCGTGGGAGCAGCTGCGGTTGCTGCTGTTCACCCGGTCCGGCGAGCTGTGTGAGGTGCGGTCGTCTCGGTGTCTGGCTGCCCCGGATGGCTGGCTGGGCAGGCCGGGGCTGCTGGTGTCGGTGCACCACCGCAAGCCGCAGGGGATGGGTGGCACGTCCCGGGTGGACGTGCACGAGCTGCACCACCTGTTGGTCGTGTGTGGGGACGGCACGCGGGGCTGTCACGGCTGGGTGGAGTCGGAGCGTGCGGAGGCCCGCCGTCGTGGGCTGCTGGTGGAGCAGGCGGTGGACGCGGCGGGGGTGCCGGTGGAGTTGTCGTCTGGTCGGCTGGTGCTGCTGGATCCGGTGGGGGTGTTCTACCGGCACGCCGGATGGCGGTTGCATTGATTCTATGCTGGCAGTCGTGTAGGGTGGACCTTGCGTTGAGTAGCAGATTGAAGTGAAGTGAGTACCACAGTCCGGCGGGTGGCACGCCGGGCGTTAACGCCGAAGCTTTACCGTCACCTCCGGGAAGGCTCAACGCAAACGAGAGGTGGCGACGATGTCCGCGAAGAGACGGAAGAAGGAGGATCCCATGACCGCGCCGACGCTGGAGCGGCCCGGGGCGCGGAACGCCGACGACCTGGCCGACTCGCCCCCGGGCAGCGAGCAGCCGCCTGCGCATCTGCCGCAGCTCACCCCGGGGCAGCTGGCCGAGCACATCGCACGCTCGTCCCTTGACCAGCTCGTAGCCGATGACACCCTGGTTGTCGGCTACGAGGCCGCCGGTGCCGCGCTCGGGGGCCGGAAGACCCAATCGGTCCAGGTCTTAGCGAAGGCCCGGCGGGAACACATCCGCGACTACGGGCAGGCGTGGCCGTCCGATCTGCCGGAACGCGCCTACACGAAGGGCATCGGACCCCGGGCGCAGCCGGTGTGGCACCTGCGGACGTTAGTCGAGTGGGGCATCCGCTTCGAGCGGCTGTCTCGCCACGACGGGAAAACCAGGATCAACCCGAAGCCGACCGGCCCGGTCGGGCGGCGACGGCGGTAACGAGAGGAGGCGTCCCCGGTACCCCCGGAGTTCGCTGGCTCCGGGCGGGAACGCCTCCAGCGGCGCAGAGCGCCACCACACACGCATAGGCACCCGCGAAGACGCCCCATGCGCGTACGACCGTACCAGGGTGCGCGCTCAGCTGGCAGCGGGACCGGCCGAGCAAGTCCACTCAGGAAAAGAACGTTCGTACGGGGGGTGATGGGCCGAATGGGCGATATGCGACGTGAGCCGACGCTGCTGCTACCGGCCACCGCAGGCCGCGACGAATGGTTGGCCGCCCGGACCGGCGGCATCGGCGGATCCGACGTCGGCGCGATCGTCGGCCTCAACCGCTACACCTCGCCAACCAAACTCTTCTACCAGAAGCTGGGAATCATTCCCGGCGATGAGATGAACGCGGCGATGGAGTGGGGCAACCGGCTCGAGACCCCCGTCCGGGAGAAGTTCGCCGACGAGCACCCCGAACTGCTGGTCACCGCCGGCCCCGGCCTGGTGTGCCACCCTGACCGGCCGTGGCAGATGGCCACCGTCGACGGGCTGATCCGCGACGCCGACGGCAGCGGCCCGGCCCGGATATTCGAGGCCAAGACGGGAGACGACACCCACGACCACGAGGACCAGTGGGGCGAGCCCGGCACCGACCAGGTCCCGCCGACCTACCTGTGCCAGGTCACCTGGTACATGGACATCTACGGGGCGCAGCCCGGCGACGTCGCCTGGCTGGCGGTACTGCTACGCGGCCGGGACTACCGCGAGTACCGGATCCCGTACGATCCCGCGTTCGCCCGCAAGCTGGTCGCGCACGCCGACTACTTCCGCCGGGCCCATCTGATCCCGCAGGTACCGCCGCCCGCCGATGCCGCCGAGTCGACGACCGAAGCGCTCACCGCAGCCCGGCCGCCGGTGAAGGCCAAGAGCAAGGGTGAGTTGCCACCGGAGGCGGTCGCCCTGGCCCGCGCCTACGGGTCCGCGCACCGCACCGCCCGGATCGCCGAGACGCAGAAAGAGCGGTACGGCAACCAGCTGCGGGCACTGTTCCTGGCCCTCGGCGACAAGGTGCCGCACTACGGCTACGTCGGTGACCAGAAGATCGCCTCCTGGTCGGTGCCCGCCCCTCCTAAGCAGACGTTCGACGAGGAGCGGTTCGCCGCCGACCACCCGGGGCTCTACCAGCAGTACCTGACCGCGAAGGCACCAGGCCAGCCACGGCTGACCGTAGCGAAGGAGTTCACCAGTGACTGACATCGTCCAGACCAGCCGCGCCCGCGCGGTGGCCAATATGCTGCCCGACGCCCCAGACGGGCCCAACGGTAAGCCCGGCACCAAGCCGGGGGAGAAGGCACTCACCGTCGGCTCGATCGGCCGGGACCTGCTGCGGTCGATGCAGTCCCAGTTTGAGGCGTGCCTGCCGGAGGTGCTGCCCTGGGACATGTTCGCCCGTATCACCCTGACCGGCATCCAAAAGAACCCGCAGCTGCTGGAATGCAGCCAGGCCAGCCTGTTGGGCGCACTCATGGAATGCGCCCGCCTCGGCCTGGCCCCGTGCACCGAACAGGCGTCGCTGGTGCCCTTCAAGGGCAAAGTCACGTTGATCGTCGGCTACGAGGGGTACGTCCAGTTGATGTATCGGTCCGGCCAGGTCGAGCAGGTCGTCGCGCAGCCGGTCTACGCGGCCGACGACTGGGAGTACAGCCTTGGCGACGGCGGCCGGTTCTGGCACAGGCCGAAGATCACCATGCCTCGGAAGGAACGCGGTGAGGTGATCTTCACCTACTGCTACGCGACGCTGGTCGGCGGCGGTCGGACCGCCGTCGCCCACTGCAACCTGGAAGAGGCGCTGGAGCTGCAGGCCCGCTACGGCACCAAGGACACCTCGGCCTGGCGCACCAACTTCCTCGGCATGTGGCTGAAGACCCCCGTACGGCGGGTCCAGAAGTACGCGCCGAAGTCGTCCGAGCAGATGCGGCGGGCCCTGATCGTCGACAACGGAATCATCGACCTCGACGGCAACGTCGACCGGCCGGACGACGAGCCCGACGACGACACGGCGTCGGGGGAGTGACCCCTGGCTGGCGCGCGTCGCGTACCGGCCAGACACCTGCATAGGGATACGATCCGCCCGTAAACGCGATCCGGGCCCACCGCGTGAACGGTGGGCCCGGATGAAGCAAACAGGAGGCGATCCCCGGTGACCAGGTAACCAACCCGATCCACTGAACCCCGACAAGAGTCCGTACCGACACACCTATTTGCACGCTCGCTCGCCAGAGGGCTAAGCCCGTCCAGCATAGCCGACCATCGGTCGGTGCCGACACCTCCACCGAGGTCTGATGCCGGACGTGTCGTGGCTCTCATCGCGGACCCCACCCGGGCGTGAACCAAACCCGCGAAGGAAGCCCGACCATGAACGCCTACCCGATCATCTGGGGGCTAAAGCACGCCCCGGTCAAGACAGCCGTGGAACGCGCGGTGCTGCTCGCTATCTGCGACGCCGGGGACAGCGACGGCTGCGACGCCTACCCGTCGAACGGCACCCAGGCCCGCGCCGCCCTGGTCGACGTCCGGACCGCGAACCGGGTGCGGGCCGAGCTGGAAGCGCGCGGGCTCATCCGACGCCAGGACGGGCCGCCGCCGGCCCGCTGGCTGGCCATCCCCGAGCACAAGCGGCCCCCGATCTGGGAGGTGATGATCCCGTACAGCTGGTGGTCGGCGGCGCAGATCGAGGAGATCAACCGGATGCGGGCAGACCGCGGCCGTCCACCGCTGCGCCCGGAGGACCGGCCCGACATCGCGCCGGCACCACCGAGGACGCGCCGCGCCGACGTCGGCAAGAAGCGCCCAAAGAAGGACAAGCCGGGCGGGGATGTCTCAGAGACAGGGGGTGACACAGAGTCAGGGGGTGACACAGAGTCCCCGGTACCCCCTGACACAGAGTCAGGGGAGGGGGTGACTACAAGTCACCCAACCCTCCTTATGGACCCTCCCCTAAAAGAAACCTTCCCCTCCTCCTCCCCTCCCTCCTCACAGGCAGCTGCCGGCACCATTCCGGCCGGGCCGACCCCGGAGGAGGAGGTCGACGAAACGAAGAAGCCCGGAAAACCCGATCCGGCCGCTGTCGCGGCCCGGCTCATCGACGAGATGCAGACCCGCTGCAAGGCGGGCCGCCGGGTGCCCGCCGGCAAGCAGCGGAACGAACTCGTCGCCCTGGTCGTCCGGCTACTCGACGCAGGCTGGCAGCCGAACCGGCTGACGGCGGCTGTGAGCAGCTACGGAACCCTGGCCGGGGCCCTGTCCACCTTCGGGGCGCTCCGGTACCGCCTGGACGATCTGGCGACGCAGGAAGTGCCATCCGGAGCCGCCCCGGCAGCGCCCGTTCCAGCACAGCGCGACAGTGACCGGGCGACCCCGTCGTGCGGCACCTGCTACGGCAGCCGCCGCATCACCATCGAGCGCCCCAACCCGGCCCTGGCCGGGCGGCTCACCGACGTGGCCGTGCCCTGCCCCGACTGCCAGCCCTCCCAGCTCGCGACCGCGAGCTGACACCACACACCCACCGGAGCCTGAAATCCCGGCCCCGGTGAAACCCGCGAAGGAGACCCCGTGCACCACGACGACCTGGCCGAGTGCGAGCAACGCCGCCGCGCCATGATCCGAGACACCCGCATCGAAGCGGCAATGACCGCCACCTGGATCATCCCCCTAGTCTTGATCAACATCGGGGTGGCCAGCGAACACCCCGACCTGACCGGCCCCGCCGCGTGGGCGGCCCTGATCGGCGGCGGCTGGATGGTCGCCGTGGGAGCCGTCGAGGCCAGCCGCGTCCGCCGCATCCGCCGGATGCCGACCGACGCGCTCGAAGCGACGACGGAACCCCGCCCGGAGCTGTCGACCACCGGCCGGCTGCGCGCCGAGGTCTCCCGCCGCACCCGCCGGCTGGCGTGGCTCGAGTTCGCCGGCTACGGGGCCGGCATGTCCGTGTGGCACTACGTGGCGTGGACCGCCGACGGGACGTGGCCGGCGGTGACGCTCGCCGTGATGGCCGTCGGGATCTTTCCCGTCGCGGCTGAGCTGCGGATACGCCGGTTGCACCGCGCGTGGCACGGACGGCTTGTCCAGGAACGACTCCGGCTCACCGCCTGAACCCCGCAGGCCATGCATGGATGCAATGCGGACCGTCCCGTATAGTGTCCGGTCATGGCCCCCAAGACGCCCGACTATGAGCGCCCGGACCCGGCAGACGCGTACGACGCGATCCGCCGGCTCCGGGCGCTACGCATCTGCCACGACGAAGGATGGGCCACCTATGTGGCCGGGGACCTGCGCTACAGCCGGCACCTGGTCCGCACCCCCGACGGCACCGTGAGGCTCCTAGACCGGGACCAGCTGTACTGGTCCGGCCGGCGACAGCACCGGGTCGATGCCCCCTACTGGTGGGCGCGCGGCGTCGCCGACGCCAACGGCGAGTTCGACCGCCTCGACAACGTCGCCATCCCGCAGCTGGTCACCGTCAAGGACGCCTGCCGGGTGTCCGCCACGGTCGGCGGACCTGCCACAGCCGAGGGGCTGACCGCCCGCATCGCCGCTGGGAAGCTCTATCCGCTTTACCTGGCGGACAAGATCCGCTGGCTGTCCGTCGACCAGATCCGGGCTGACGCCGACCCGACGGCGGCAGCCCGCTGGCACCGGTTCCAGACCCAGCTGCCGCCCCGCCGGCACCTGGGTGACGTCCCCCCCGGTGAGGCCGACCAGCCTCCCCCCGCCCCTCCCGCGATCCCAGCCGACCTGCCGGTGACCGAGCGGCGCACCCACGCGCTGCTGCTGGCCACCGAAGAAGGATGGGCCGATTTCGTCGCGTCGGAACGCGACCAGCACCACATGGTGCTGGTCAACGGCGACGAAGAGACAACCCGCGTGGTGCCCGGCCCCGCCGTGCTGCCGTGGGTCCTCGGTCTCGCGGACGGGCACGGGCACGGACACCTGGCCGTCTACTGACCGGCCCTACCCCCGCGCGCGGCAGCAGCACGAATGAAGCCGGCCCGCCTCCCTCTGCTGGGAGGCGGGCCGGCTCGCGTCCGGGGGCACGCTGTTCAACGGCCGACACCGGCCACTTCCGGCACCGTTACCGTGATCTGCTCGCCGTCGCGGTACGGGTGGTAGTCCCACGCCAGCCAGGTGCCGTCGTCGGACTGGTAGATGCCCGGCTCCGAGCCGGAGGATCCGACCTCCGCTTCCCGCTGGTCGCGGGTCTCCCCGTCTTCGAGTGGCTCGGCGAGCCGGGCGAGCGCCCGCGACAGGTCGTCGGCGAGGTCGGCGCGGATCCGCCGCTCGGCGACGACAACCGCTTCCCGGTACCGGGCGTGGACCCGCGCGACCGTCTCCGCGAGCCCGCGCGGGTCCGCGCAGCTGTCCCACACGGGTTCGATCCACTCGCCGCAGCCGTGCTCGTTGCGTAGCGGCTCCGGGTCGCCGGTCTGGTCGAGGACGGCGGGGCAGCCGCCATCCCGGTCGACCGGCTGCGGGCAGCGCGGGCACCGGTCGGCCCGGTCCGCCCACACCACCCACGCGGACATCTCTTCCCGGGTGGTCGGGTCCGTTTCGGTGATCCGCTCCATGTGCAGGCCGGCGGGCAGTTCCGCCGCCACGGCTTCGGCGGTCTTCCGGCGTCCGCTACGTGGGCCCATGCCCGCTGGTGCTCCCGCCTCACGCAGCCCCCGGGACACCCGGGCGTTCACAACCGCGGTCGTGATGCCGTACTGCTCGCTGACCTGCGCCCACGTCGCCGATTCGGTCGCGGCGACGATCAGCCGGTCCAACTCGCGGCGCAGCAAGGTCGATGCCTGCTTCGACGCTGCCTCCACGGCCCGGTACCGGGCCGGTCCGTCCGCCTCGTCCTGGGCTGCCTGGATCAGCGCGGCGAGCTGGTCCAGCGGGGTGGCACCCGCCGCAGCGGGTGCCACCTTGCCCTTGCTGGGGGTCACAGCGACCCGCCCTTGGCGACCACCCGGAAGGTCTCCGACGCGACCGAGGCGGCGGTGCCGGCCGCGTAGCCCGGCTCCGACACCCACACCCACAGGTCCGGGTCGTCGGCGGTGACGCCGAGCTGCTCCAGCCAGACGTACGCCTGCTTCGGCAGGTCGCGGGTCGAGCCGACCCACTCGGTCATGTCCTCGCCCTGCCCCTGCGCACCCGGGGCGATCTCGCCCCGGTACACGTCGACGATGGCCCGGCCCGCGTCGGGGCCGATGTACTCGTCGGCCGCCGCGCCCGGCTCGTCGTGGAAGCGGACCTGCCCGGACGGCAGGTGGTAGTCGGCGACCAGCTTCAGCCCGCGCTCGCTGGTGGGCTCCAGCTCGTCAGCGGGATCCCACTCTCCGTCGATCCAGCCGCGCACGTCGGACAGGAAGTTGCCCGGCTCGTCCGCGCCGGTGATCGGCCACACCTCGCCGTTCTCGCCGCACTGCAGGTACAGGCCGATCGCGTTGTCCTGCAGCAGCCGGATGGTGATCTCTGCCGGTCCGGTGGTCAGCTCGACCTCGTGGCCGTCGACCATGAACGGCTCCCCGTCGACCCGGGCGAGCCAGCGGGCGACCTGGATCGAGGTGGCGTAGGTGGTGCTGCCCCGGCTCGGGTCGACGACCCGGACCAGCTCGCCGAACTCGCCGAGCGCGTCGGCCTCGATGTCGCCGAACCGCTTGTCGACCCGGCTGCCGGCGATCTCCTGCAGCTGCCGCCACCCCTCGGTGACGTCGCCGTCGCCGTCGAAGTGGTGGGCGATGTCCTCGAACGGGACGGCGTCGCCCTGCGGGTCGCGGATCGTGTCGGTGCCCGGCAGGTAGTCCCAGCCGTCGCCGACGTATTCGGCGAGGACGTTGTCGATCTCCTCGGCGGCGGCGTTCGCGAGGGCGTCGACCAGCAGGACCTGGTGCTCCTGCGGGTAGTCCCCGCCGTTGATGTAGTCGAACCAGTTGCTCGGGTCGGTGATGCCGCTCATGGTGTGGCCCCTTCCGGGTTGGTGGCTGTTGTTGACTTACGAGGGAGACATTACCCCCCCGTCATGACTGAGTCAACGTGGGTCCGTAATGTTTTCCCGGCACGCCTCGGCAAGCTTTGCGTTGACTCATGACAGCCCATGCAGTACCGTCCGAGGGGAGACAAGGAAGGAGATCGGCACCACCACACACCCACCCCGCCAACCGAAGGGGACCCGCGAATGATCCACAACCCGCACGCGGCGTCGCTCACCGCGATCGCCGCCATCACCGCCGCCGGAGCAGCGGCAATCCACCTACGCCCCGAACACGGACCGATCGTCGGCGCGCTTCCCATCGGGACCGCCGTCGCCGCCGTGGTCGCAGCCAAGGTCCTGTCCCGCCGCCGCAGGCCGAGCCCCACCAGCGCGGCAGCCGACAAGCAGGCCCGCCGGCTGTTCCTGCGGCAGATCACCGCGCTCACCGCCCCCGGCGCGGACCCCGGGGCGATCCGCAGCGCGCCCGACGACACCCGCCCGGCCGGGGCGGTCGTCGACCGGGTATGGCGTCTCGCCGAGACGTCCGGCCGGCTCGACCGGGACGCGCTGCGCATCATGCGCGGCTACGACCTCGACGTCCTGCCGCCGGAGGCCCGCGACCTCGCCGTCGCGGTCCTCGTCCGCGACCTGATCAGCCCCGCCGACCTGGACGCCATCTGGCGACCCTGGCAGAACACCGGGGTGCGGCTCGTCGGCGGCCCG